AGCAGCAATTATTGGACCAACAGTTAAAGGTCCTGCATTCACTCCTACAATTATCAGAAGTTTCTCAGAGTATGAAGAAGTGTTTGGATCTACTGACAAAGATTATTACACACCTTATGCGGTAGAAAATTATTTACGAAGTGCCGGTACAGTGACCGTTGTTAGAGTACTTGGTTGGGATGGATATTCAGTTGACTTACTACAAGTTGAAGTAACAGGTGGCAGTGATCATGGAACAGTTTTGGCTGCATTTGCACCTTCTCGTGGCTCAAGTGGAACAGGGGATCTTAGTGTATCCACTGTAACTGCAGGAGGAACGGCGAGTAGTTTTGTACTTAATCTGAGTGGCAGTGATATTACTGCATTATCAAAAACAGTATCGTTTACTACTTCAAGTGCAGATTATGTTGCAGAAGTTTTTAGTTCTGATCCACAAGTTCAGAAGTCTGGAACGGACACAGTTCCAGTTTACTTGTATTCGAACTTTAAGTTTTGGCAGTCTGGCTATAGTGCTAGTATTTCCACGGCAGCTTTAACAGCCAGTGTTCAGACATTGAACCTTACGGCTACTCAGGCTTATTCAACTGCAAAGACACCGTTGATTCAGTCTCAGGCAGTCAGTAATGCAAGGTATGATTTGTTTAGAGTTTATACTCTTTCGCATGGCGATGAGGTGAACACTAAATACAAGATTGCTTTTCTGAACATTAAAGCAGCATCAGCAGTTGCAGGTAGTGATTACGGGACATTTTCAATGCAGGTTCGTGAGATTGATAAAATAACTTGGAAAGAGGCAGATGATGTTGTTCTTGAACAGTTTGATGATCTTACATTTGATCCTGATAGTCCGAATTACTTTGCAAGGCGAATTGGTGATCAGTATGTGACTATTTCTAATGATGATAATGGTGATTTAACTTATGCGGGTGATTATCCAAATATGTCTAAACACATCAGAGTTGGAGATTTTACAGAATTGGAAGCTTATCCAAAAACAGTTGTTCCTATGGGACATAAATCTGTAATTGATCCACATACTGGAACACTACCGACAGCGAGTTTTGTTCGTGTACAGGTACTCGAAAACGACCCAGACACATTTAATTCTAGTCGTTTTTATGGATTTGATTTCAGTAATCCTGATAATCAACAGTATTTGAAAGCAGTTCCGAGTACTGAAACGGCTGGAAGTAATGTAAGTATGAGTCTAGAGAATATGTTAGGACACTCAGCTTCATCTGCATCACTTGGATCAACTTCAACTGTTTCTGATGGTACTGAAAAAGTAACATTAGCACTTTCTCATGTTAAACAGAGAAAGTTTGTTGTTCCATTTCAATATGGATTTAACGGATTGAATCCTGGTGTAGCTAGACATACTGGAGCCAACATTGCAACCACAAATACACAGGGATTTAACTGTTCTTCAGCTACAACTGGTGGAACAAAATCTTACAAGAGAGCAATTACTGCAATAAGTAACCCAGATGAGTTTGACATTAACTTGTTAGTAACTCCTGGAATACTTCACAGATTGCATCCTGCTGTAACAAATCACGGTATTAGTAAAATGGAAGACAGAGGTGATGCATTGTATATTCTTGATGGTTTTGACATTGATGATAATATTTCAACTGCAACAAGTGCAATTAATGCACTAGATACGAATTATGCAGCAACATATTATCCCTGGGTCAAGATACTTGATAGAAATACTAACAAACCAGTTTGGGTGCCACCGTCATGTGTGCTACCAGGTGTGATAGCGTACACTGACCAAGTTGCTCACGAATGGTTTGCACCAGCAGGCCTAAATCGTGGTGGTTTGACAACTGTTGTTCAGGCTAAGAAACGGCTAAGTCATTCAGATAGAGATGAATTGTATGAAGATAGAATTAATCCAATCGCAACATTCCCAGGTCAGGGTGTAGTTGTTTGGGGGCAGAAAACACTGCAATCCAAACCTTCAGCACTTGATAGGGTTAATGTTCGTAGATTGCTGATTAGACTTAAGAAGTTCATTGCAAGTTCGTCTAGATACTTGGTATTCGAGCAGAACGATTCAGCAACAAGAAGTAGATTCTTGAATATAGTGAATCCGTTCTTAGAGTCAGTACAGGCAAATAGTGGATTAACGGCGTTCCGTGTAGTTATGGACGAAACAAATAATACTCCGGATGTGATTGATAGAAATCGTCTCGTTGGACAGATTTTTATTCAACCCACAAGAACAGCGGAGTTTATCGTTCTTGACTTTGTGGTACTACCGACTGGAGCTACTTTCCCAGAGTAATTCACAAATTACATATAAAAACAAAAAAACCCTGCCTCTATGGTGGGGTTTTTTATGCAAAAAACTATTTATATAAGAGAAGATTTAAAAACCTTCTAAAAAACTTGGAAAAATAGTGAAATTGAAAATAAAGGATTTTTGAAATTGTTTATATTTATATGTGAAACAGAAAATTTTATAGGAGAAACAGGATGCCAGAACTAATTGATCCGTCAGAAATAATGTTTACACCCTTCGAGCCGAAGACTAAGAATCGGTATATCATGTACATTGAAGGTATTCCGGCGTATCTTATCAAGACAGCTAATAGACCAACTATTACATTTGAAACAATTGAGTTGGATCATATTAATGTAAGGAGATATGTTAAAGGTAAAGGTGCTTGGGATACAGTAGAAATAACACTTTATGATCCTGTTGTTCCTTCAGCAGCTCAGGCAGTTATGGAGTGGGTAAGACTATCACACGAGTCCGTAACAGGAAGAGATGGATATACAGATTTTTATAAGAAAGATGTTACTATCAATGTTCTTGGACCAGTAGGTGATAAAGTTGAAGAATGGACATTGAAAGGAACTTTTATTGAGTCTGCTACTTTTAATGATTTGGATTGGGCAAACACAACGGATCCAGTTGATATTACATTGACTCTTCGCTACGATTACGCTATACTTCAATTTTGATTAAAGTATTACTTTAAGTGGTTATGAAAAAATATTGTAAATGTGGATGTGGGGATACTGTTAAAAATGAATGGTCAAAAGGACATTATTCCCGAGTTCATAATAATTGGGGACACAATTCAAAGTCAATAGAAAATTCAGCTAAAACTCGTAGAGAACAATATAAGAATGGTGAAAGAAAAGTTTGGAATGATGGATTAACTATTGAAGATGAACGAGTAAAAGAAAATTGTAAAAATCTTGTTAAGTGGAATACATCAAATAAGGCTAAAAAGGTTAAATCATCTAATATGAAGAAGCAATGGAAATCTGGAAATTTAAAAGTTTTATACGGAAAAGATTCTTCACAATGGCAAGGCGGAACATCACCATTATCAGCAAGAGTATATGCATCTAACAAATTATACAAAGAATGGAAATATCCAATTTTAAAGAAGGCGGGTTTTAAGTGTAAAGAATGTGGTAGTAGTAAAGATTTACATATTCACCACAACAAAGAAATGATGAATGAGATATTAAAGAAATTTACAGGCAAAAGTAATCCAGTAAAAAAGGTTGTAGATTATCATGTTCATAACAAAATAAGTGGAGTTGTTTTGTGTTATAAACATCATAAGAAACAACACCCGAGTTTAAATTTTTAATAATAACAAAAGGAGTTAATTATGGCAATCATAGCAGATAAAGCTTGGTATAAATCAAAGACAGTATGGACATCAGTTATTGCTGGTGTTGTTGGAGTAGCACAGGCAGCAGGTGTTATAGAAGCAGTACCTGAAGTTGTTTGGACACTACTCGCGGCATTTGGTTTGTACGGAGTTCGTGACGCTGTTGGAAAAGCATAATTCCACAGTAAGTAGTATTTTAAACTGGGGATTTTAATATCCCCAGTAAAAGTTTTATAATTGGTTATATTGTATAGGTTACTAAAAACTATTCAATAGAAATTACAAAGGAGAAAAAACATGGCAGAAGAAAAACGCCAGTTTCCAACAGAGGTAGTTGATTTGCCTTCTAAGGGAAAACTTTATTCAAAAGGTTCACCACTGGCAGGTGGAACAATTGAGTTAAAGTATATGACCGCAAGAGAAGAAGATATTTTAACTTCTCGGAATTTAATTCAAAAAGGAATTGTTTTAGATAAACTGTTGGAATCTGTTATTGTAGATGAAAGTGTATCACTCAATGATTTATTGTTAGGTGATAAAAATGCAATTATGATTGCAACAAGAATACTTGGATATGGTAAGGAATATACAGTTCAACTTACTGATCCTTCGACAGGAGATAAACAAGAAGAAACTTTTGATTTAACTCAGATTGAAGATAAAGTTGTTGATGAGAAGTTATTCAAAGGTGGTAAAAATGAATTTGAATTTGATTTACCGGCTTCCAAGATTAAAATTATGTTTCGTCTATTAACACACAAAGAAGAAAAAGAAATTGATGCTGAATTAAAAGCATACAAGAAATTTTCTAAAGAGAGTGGCATCACATCAGAAATTACTACAAGATTGAAAAAGGCAATTATTTCAGTTGATGGTGACACATCACAAAAACGAGTTAATGAGTTCGTGGAGAATGAATTACTATCTCGTGATTCCCTTGCATTTAGGGAATATCTTATAGAAATCACACCCGATGTGGATATGTCGTTTACTTTTACAAGTGATCAAACTGGTGAAGATACAACGATGGACATCCCATTAGATGTTGAGTTTTTTTGGCCTGCGGGCAGAAGATAAGCCCGCAATACACGACCAAATTTTCTCCCTGTGCTTCCACGGGAAAGGAGGATTTAACTTTACCGAAGTGTATAACATGCCAACCTATCTGCGCCGATTTTACATACAATCAGCCGCAAAATTCTACGAAGAAGAAAAGAAAGAATACGACAAAGCATCCAAGAAAAAATCTGGTATTTCACGACCAGGTATCCCCCGGGGCTAACATTTTTTCCTATATATGATATTTATTAGTGAGT